GGTCGCACAATTCGTGCCGCTGTTGATTTAGAAAAAGCTACATCTACTGCTGTGGCAACTCCAATGCCTACCGGTGTTATTAAGAATACAGGTGCAGACTTATCTGAAGCAGAAGCGTTAGGAATCCTTAACGCATTTGAGAAGTCGCGGAAAAATCGTGCAACTGCTTACATGACTTCAACTTTAGATTATCAAGTCACACAGTTCTCACCTAAAGACATGACTTACAATGAGTCTGCTCAGTTTATGAGCACTCAAATCGCACGTATGATGAACGTGCCAGCATGGTATCTATCTGCTGAAATGAATAACTCAATGACTTACGCAAATGTTATAGATGAGCGTAAGCAGTTTGTAGATTTATCGCTTCGTCCGTACTACGCAGCGATTGAAGATCGTCTAAGCATGGATGACATTACGCCACGCGGCAATATCGTGCGCTTTGCAATAGATGACACTTTCCTTCGCAGCGATGCTATGGAAAGACTTAACGTAATTGAGAAGATGCTATCTCTAGGCTTGATTACTACCGAGCAAGCTATGGAAATGGAAGATCTCACACCTAACGGGAGCAACGTAAATGAAACTGACATTCTCTAGCGAGATTACGGCAGCGGATGAAGCGCGCCGTACAATAAGCGGAAAGATTGCACCTATCGGTGAAATCGGGCATACATCCGCTGGTAAAGTTATTTTTGAGCGCGGGTCAATTCAAGTAGACGATCCGAAAAAAGTATTGTTCCTAGAGGAACATAATGACAAAGTGCGTCTCGGTCGCGCTCAATCTATTGAAGCATCTAACGATGGCTGGTACGGCACATTTAAGCTATCGGCATCTACTAAAGCTACCGATGCACTTATCGAAGCATCTGAAGGCTTGAAAACAGGCATGAGCGTTGGCGTTGAAGTAATTGACTCTAAGCCAGTAGGCGGCGTATTGCACGTACTAGCCGCGAAGCTCGTTGAAGTTTCTCTAGTGTCTAACCCGGCCTTTAAGTCGGCTGAGATCAAAGAGGTTGCAGCTTCCGAATCGGAAGAAGCAAAAGAAGAAGAAAACCAACCAACAGAAAGCGAGGCTGTCGTGGAGAATACTCCAGACACCGTAGCCGTAGCACCTGAGGTAGAAACCCCTGCGGTAGAAGCCTCAGCTCCTAAGGTTACAGCAGCTACACCACGTGTGTATGCTCAACCACGCGTAGCACCAATGACAGGCGCACAGTATCTAGAAGCAAACATTAAGGCTGCTCTAGGTGATGACAATGCTCGCCAGCTCGTTCGTGCTGCCGATGATTCATCATCAACAAACACAGGTCTGACACTACCTCAGCACCTAAACACCTTCATTACAGACACCTTCACAGGACGTCCTGCATTTGAAGCTGTAACACGTCAAGCACTAATCGCTGAAGGTCTATCCTTCACCGTACCACGGCTTTACACAAACGCTTCAACTCCAGACGTAGCACCAACTGTTGCAGATACAAACGAAGGTGCAGCACCGTCTGAGACCGGAATGACCTCAGCTTACGACACAGTTACTGTGGAGAAGTTCAGCGGTCTAAACCGAGTAAGTTTTGAGCTCATTGACCGCAGCTCACCTGCGTTCATGGAGTTGCTAATGGCAGAACTCCGCAAGGCATACGAGAAGGCCACTGATACAGCCCTTATTTCAGCTTTGTCGTCAAACGGCACAGCAGCAGCAACAACAGCTGCAACAGCAGCAGGACTTCAAAGCTTCATCGCAACTGAAGGCGCAGCTGCATACAAGGGAACAGGTGGCGATTTCGCTAACAAGCTTGTTGCATCTACTGACGTATGGGCAGCTATCGCTGGCTTTGCAGATTCAACTGGCCGTCCAATTTACTCAGCATCACAGCCATATAACGCTGCTGGAGCTGCAGGAATTACTGCTACCCGTGGTACTGTTCTAGGTACTGACTTGATTGTAGATCACAACATTTCTACTTCAGGTTTCGTAGACAACAGCTGCTACCTAATTGCACCATCATCTGTATACGTATGGGAATCACCAACAACAAACCTACGCGTAAACGTTCTTACATCTGGTGAAGTCGAGATCAACCTTTACGGTTACATGGCAATTTATGTTGCTAAGTCCGGTAAGGGTGTCCGTAAGTTCAACCTAACCTGATAAGTAAGTAATCGAGTTACCCCGGCGTACAGCCCTTACGCCGGGGCTAACATCTAAGAAAGGAAACCATGCCAGCAACATACGTAACAGAAGCCGAGCTTCGTGCTGCTTTAGGCATTGGTGCTTTATATTCTTCAGCCACGGTAGAAGATTGCTGTCAGGCTGCTGAAAACATTGTCAAGGGTAAATTAAATTTTAATCGTCAAGTTATTTTGTCGCACAGCAACACAGCGACTACCGGCACTATTTACTTTCAGTATCCTCACACATTTTATGTTGGTCAAGTAATCTTAATTGAAGGTGCTGGCTCTAAATTTAATGGTAATAAAACAATTACCGAAGCCGGTGAGTATTCAGTAACTTTCGCAATTACCGGCAACAACAACACACCTGCGCCACGCCATGAAGTTATACCTTATGGATATGCTTACGCAGACACTTATACAGATTTTGCACAACTAGATGAAGTACGTCAGGCATCCTTGATGATTGCCGTAGACATCTGGCAAGCCCGTCAAGCGTCTAACGCTGGTGGCATTTCACCTGATTTTCAGCCTTCACCATATCGCATGGGTAATACCCTTATGGCTCGCGTTCGAGGCTTGCTTGCGGATCACTTAGCACCGGGCGGTCAAGTCGGGTAATGTCAGCTATCTCTACCCTTCGAGGAACAATCGCGACTGCGTTAACTGATAATGCGGTGTGGCAGGTGTTTTCTTTTCCACCTGCCACTCCCCTAGCGAACAGCATTGTGGTACAGCCGGGTGATCCTTATATCGAGCCGTCTAATGACCATTATAAGACGGTTAAACCTAAAGTTAATTTCAAACTAGTAGTATTAGCTCCTATGTTTGATAATCAGGGCAATTTAATAAACATAGAAAATTATTATAAAAACGTACAGGCTAAACTTTCGGCATCTGGTTTAGCTTATAAATTAGGCACATGTAGTGCACCAGCAGTCTTATCTGGAATAGCAGGAGACCTACTATCCGGAGAAGTATCTATCAGCGTTCTCTCAGATTGGAGCTAAAATGGCTGAAGTAGACAAAGAGCGCGAGGCTTTTCTGATCAAAATCGGTCAGGTAGAGCCAGTCGCAAAATCAGAACCAAAACCAACCGCTAAGAAAGACGAGGAATAGTCAATGGCTATTATTCTAAATAACAAGGTCGGTCTAAAGATCAACAATGTCGATCTTAGCGACCACGTAACTTCCGTTACTTTGAATCAGGCTTTCGATGAGCTTGAAGTAACTGCTATGGGTGACTCAGCTCACAAGTTCGTAAAGGGCTTGGAGTCAGCTACCCTAACTGTTTCATTCTTAAATGATCCAGCTACTACACCAACAAACTCAGTTTTAGCTGTTCTCAACTCAGCTTATGGCACTACTGTAGCTGCAAAAATGCTACAGGATAAGGGCACAGCGGTAGGAGCAGATAACAAGCTTTACACATTTGATATCCTTGTTAATAACCTAACACCGATTAACGGTGCAGTAGGCGATATGGCTACAATGGATATTACCTTCACAGTAAATTCAGCAGTAACCGTAGCCTCAACAGGCTCGTTCTAATTAAATAAAAGGGGCAAAACATGGCAAGTCTAAAAGTAACTAGGGCAGATGGCACAGAGTCTCTACATGAGATTACTCCGGCGATTGAGTATGCTTTCGAGCAGTACGCTAAAAAAGGCTTCTATCGCGCTTTTCGCGAGGATCAGAAGCAAAGCGATATCTACTGGCTTGCTTGGGAGTGTCTACGTAGAGCAGATGCACCTAACGTTTTCCCGTTCGGCGATAAGTTTTTAGAAACCTTGAAGGCTGTTGAGGTTCTAGGAGACGATAGCCCAAATGGCTAACGCGTGATGCTTGGACGTACCGGATAGCGCAGCTTTCTATACGGACAGGCATCGCGCCTAGCGAGTTTATAAATATGGATCGTGATTTACTTAAAGCGTTCTATGAAGTTCTAAGGAAACAGGCGGAAGAACAAAAAAATGCCAGTCGTGGTAAGCGGGGTCGTTGAGCTTAGAAAAGCTCTGCGCAAGCTAGCTCCTGACATTAAGTCCGAGATGGACAAAGAAGTACGCGAAGCACTTAAACCAATTATCAAAGATGCTAGAGCACACGTACCTAGCACAGCTCCCGGCGGTTTAATTAACTGGAATTCACCGGGATATGATCGTAAGCCTAGAGTGCCGGGAAAGAAAACAGCTTTTCCGTCATATAATCAAACTGTTATTAGACGTGGCCTGACATACTCAATAGCTAACTCCCGTGTTGATAAATCTAATTTAACCTCGTTGTTCACCTTGTTTAACAAGTCACGTGTGGGTGCAATCATTGAAACCGCTGGCCGTAAAAACCCCGGTGGCAATCCCAATAGCAAATCTAACAACCCGGATGCAGGACGCCGATTTATTGGATCTATGAACGGTGTTGGCGGG